AAATCCTCGCTTCGTACCATTCTGTGTTTTTAAGTATTGCCTCAAGTGATTTATAGAAGTACTCCTTGTAGTTGGTTTCCTTTTCACTTTCTATCTGTATCTCATCGGTGTCGTACATTCCGATCGGTTGCTTATACAGTTTATCAAAGTTAGTACGTTTGCCGTAGAATTGATTTAAACATATGCGTATCACTATACCCTCCCAATAACCACTTGTGTATTTGTCTTCAATCCATTGGGCATCCTTTTCACAAAGTATGAGAAACAACTCCTGATATAAATCAGATGCAAGTTCTTTGGCTATCTTGACAGTAAAATCTCGTAACCATTGTGCTTGGGATAACTCGTTTATGATATCCTGCTTTTTGATATAACAAATCTCTTTGCTTTATTCTGTTAGTTATTAACAAGTTGTTCATAGGTGATGTGAACTTTTGGTTTGTAGTCGATTGAATACACTTGCCATCCATCTTTGATGTATTTCTTTGCATAGTAGATGACTTGTTTTTCATCATCTAAAATGATATCACTTCGCAATACTCCTTTACACAAGGTTAAGATGTAGTGACTCAATGGTGTGGTTATAGTATGAAACTTCAGGCTGGTAACCCATATCTAAAAAATCTTGGTACTGCTGTCTTGCGTGTATTACCGATGAATGGTCACGTTCAATGAACAACCCTATCTTGGTTAGTGGCAATCTCAAATGCCTTGCACATACATAGCAGAATAGATGCCTTGCCCTAACATATTCTATCTTCCTACATTTAGAGATAATCTCATCAGGTAGTATACCAGTTGCGTGGCATACTGCATCTAACACCTCTTGCATAGTTGCATTGCTCATCTTTGGCTTGAATGGTTTTGCTATTTGATTTCGTAACCGTTTAATTTCATTCTCTAAAGCAGATATTTTAGCACTGCTTCTGTTTTTTAATTTGGTGTGTTGTGCTTTCAACACAATGTATTCATATTCGTAATTCATAACTGTTTAAATATTTCGTATGCCACTTGTGGAACTATTGCATTTCCGTATCCTTTGATTGATTCTGATCTCCACTTTGAAAAGGTAATTCCGTCCAATTCGGTGGGAAGCCCATCATCTCCGCTACAAATCGGGGGTTGAGTTGGGAACTGCTCCCACCTGCCACTGCTATACTCAATTCGTTTATTTTGTGTTGCTGACTTGGACTGTTCTCTTTCATTTTTGCATCCTGACAAGTTGGAGTTGGTAGCAATAAACCAGACTCTATCCCTTCGGTGCGGAGCGTTTTTGGATGCAGCTGGAAGTACAAACGGCTGAATTTCGTACCCTTCATTTTCCAAGTCAAGGCACACCTGCTCGAAAACCAATCCGCCATCAATATTCGTGATACCAAATACATTTTCTGCGATGACGTATGTGGGTTTAATTTCTTGAATTGCTCGAAGCATCTCTCCCCATAGATAGCGTTCGTCTTCTGTTCCTTTTCTTTTTCCTGCCATTGAGAACGGTTGGCATAGTTACGGGAAGCCACCAGTGACGATGATCTCATCGTTTCTCCAGTGGCTTCCAAATCTCCTTGTAAGTTCAGTGTTAATTGTGTCATATGTTAATGTCGTTATATCTCTGTGGTGATATGCATCAGGGAAATGATATTCAAGTATCTTATTTGCAAATTCGTTTATTTCGCAACTAACATAATTTTTCCATCCCATCCAATGCGATGCAAGGTCAAAGCCCCCAATCCCACTAAATAGACTTATGTGTATCATAATGCTTCTCTATATCTTGTAAATTTACCCTCGAAAGTGCAAGGTATGTCACACAATCTACCGTGTCTATTTTTTGCAATGATTACAACGGCATCTTCAATCTCGGGTTTGATGTCCTCATAGTAACTTGGTCTAAAAGGAAATAGTACACAGTCTGCGTCTTGCTCTATCTGTCCGCTTTCTTTTAACTCGGTTAGTTCTGGTCTTGCGTTCTTGCCATCTCTATTCAACTGTGCTAATGCGATAACCGTTATACCTAATTCTCTCGCAAGGTTTTTCAAAGCAGTACTTGCATTGCTCACGTTACTCCTTGCATCTTTACCACCAGCGTTTAACTTCTGAAGGTAGTCGATTACAACAACGTCTAAACCAAACTTCGCACGGTGTATCTTAATCAAGGAAATAATGTTGTAAATGTTGTTATCCTTTGTATCAATGATATCAAATTCTGCATCGTTTAAAGAGTCAACCATTCTCCTCAAATCAATCTCGTTTACATTGGCATTTCTTATCTTGCTATTTTCAATATTCGTCATATCGGCTAACATCCTTTCGGCTAACTCATCTGCACTCATCTCAACCGATACGAATAGATACTTGTTAAACTGCATACCATCACGACAAATGTTTAACCCCAATGCACTCTTTCCCATACCAGGTCTACCACCTACTATAACAAGGTTTCCTTTATTCCACCCTCCAAGATATTTGTCAAGCGTTCTCCACCCTGTTTGAAGCCCCTTCATTTTGTTACCTGACTTAATCCTTTCCTCAATCTCATCAATCTTCTTTCCCATTACCTCACTAATTGATTGCACCTCATTTGAAAGTGTAATCCTTGAGTCGTGGTTTATCTGTTCTAAAAAGTTTTGAATCTTGGATAAGTCCCAATCAGTTCCGATTTGTCCGAGCTGATTTAAAAGTTGCTTATGCTTGTAATTAATCTCAAGTGCGAGTATGTCATTGTTAATCGTCTTATCGGTAACGTATGCATTAATCAAAAACCCTATGTCCTTTGCTCTATCCTTATGGTAAGTATAAACGGTGTGCAGTGCGATAGGTTCGTTATGCTGATACATATCTTGCATCGTTCTGACTAAACCTTTGTGCCATCCAGTAAACCAATCAGGATTTAGTTTAGGTAGGAATGTCTTGGCATAGTCGCTTGATAGTATTGCTGAAAGTAAGTTCTGTTCAATCATCATCTAATGTCGCTAAATTTTTGAGTTCAAATTTATTGTTAATTTCTTGGTAAGGCAACTCGTCTTCCCATCTGCGTTGGTTAAGGTAGGTTGTAAAGTGTGGAACGAAGTTTAACTTGTCGTTGATCTTGTGGTTGTTAATATAACGTGGTATATGCTTTTCTATCTCCTCACGTTCTTTAGGTTTTAATTTAAACCATTTCTGTTCACTTGTCTGCTTGTTACCTTTTCTACCATAAGCAGCCCACACCTTTTCAAACGATTCATTTTTATTATCATTTTGATTATCATTTACATTAGGTTCTTCTTTGGTTTCTTTTAGGTTTTGTTTAGGTTTCTCTTTGGTTTCTTTTTGCTTTTTAGGACGACCACCTTTAGATCCATTTTCATACTTGCGAATGTTAGCATCTAACTGTGGTTTAATTAAAGTAAAAATTGTAGCAGGTAAGCCTTTCAGCTTAATGTCCTTTTTGTTTAGACCATACTCAAAGACGGCTTTCCAAACTTCTGCCTGGTGTGTTGGCTCAAGTTCCTTGATGGCATCATAGAACGAGCGGTAAATTATCATTGACTCTCTCATAATAAAAAAAGGTCGAGGCAGTTAGACGTGAGAGAGACATCTAACCACACCGACCCAATATCTTTAAACTTAACCAACTCTCTCTTGGTTGTTGTTTACACTACAAATATACTAATAGAATCTTAATTTATCACCACGTTCTTTGAAATTGTAAATTTCTTCAAGTAGTGCCAGGTAAGTTTTGGTATTAGTACAGTCAACTAACTTTGCAGATTGATACTTAATCTTCTGCATCATTTTCTCGTGAGAGTAACCTTTTATATTGTATAAGTTAACTAATGCTCTGACAAAAGAACGTCTTTTATATCCATCGTAGAATAAATGCCAATCATTCAACCATTGTAAAATAATTGCACCTCTCGTTTTATTATTTAAAACTAACTCACCATTCTTTAACTTGACCGAGTTTTCACCGTCATCACTTGCATACATCGATAATAACATACTTACACCTAAATTAGTTTGTTTCATCAATTTATTTAAATAACAATATTCAGTAAAACCCATAGAGCAATAACCATCTATGTAATCTTGATAAGCCCAATTTTTAGAATTAGCATTTAAGATTTGAATCTCATTCAAGCCTAAACCTTTTACCTTGATATAGTAAACTGGTTTATTGAGCTGACGGCATACGTTAAATCGGTGTTGACCATCTATGATTTCAAACTTCTCATTTACGAGAATAGGGTTAGCATATAGCAAATCATTATGCTTTACGCTTTCGGTTAATCTCTTTAGATGGAGTTCGTTCAAATTACGGTTGCCATCTTTACTCTTAAATTTAGAGTAGTCGTTTGTTTTGTAAACTTGGTTTACTTCTTGTTGGAGGTGGTTACTCGTCTTCGCCATTGCTCCTGATGTAATGTTAAACATTTGATTTGTTTTTTATTTTCTTTAAATAATTCTTTCCAATCTCATAGATTGATACTACGATTAAACCAAGAATAATCGCGATCGGTAAAAATATTACTGGTGTTTCCATACTTCAAATATAATTATTTTTTCTTTATTGCAAAATTAATTTCAAAAAGTCGTGAGCAATAGACAACTTTTCAGTAACCTCAAACTCAACATCGTGCTTCTCAATCTCGGCAACGTGCAACTGTTTTTGTTTTGGCATTCTTGGATCATAACTAACGAAGTAACCCTTGTCTAAATTGGTTGCCAACATACCGAGTTGCATCTGCCAGTAGTATTCAGGATGGATGTCTTTAAGAGTACCTGCATCATAGATATTAAAGTTCTTCAAATGGATACCCGAATTAAACGGACATTTGATTTCAAGTATAGCATCTGAACTTAATCCGTCAGGACTATAACCACTGTTATCCAAGTAGGGAATGAACACATAGTTTTCACCTCCGTAGTATGTCCACTCTTGGAAGTCTAATTGAGAGAAGGTATGGAAGGCGTTAGGCTCTTGTTCCTTACCCCAATCAAGGGCAGCACCGAAAGCCATCTTGCGTTCACCAGTTAAGATTTCAGCTGCCTTCTCATAGATGTATGTCTCTGCCGTTTTAGATAGGGCAGAACCACTTCTTGAGTTGCTCATTAGTTTGTGAATTTCTGAAGCGGTGAAGCGAGTTCCTCTCGCATCTAACCACTTGTCTTCTGATTGTGTTAATGTTATTTCCATAATGTATTTTTAAAGGTGCAAAAACATATAATTTGTACGTTATGTTGTACATTATATGTAAATGCACCGATTGTTATTTGTCAAGTTTTTTGTGCAATTTACTTGACTTTTTTTCATATCTAAATCCTTGAGTCATCATTCATTTAACTGCTTTTAACAACTCTAACTCTTTAGCACCTACCGTATATTTGCGAGTAATGTCAGCAATTGGGTTGCCCTTCTGCAAATGGTCAAGTGCCTTCTCCCACATTGGATGCTGTTGGTTCAACACTTCCTTCACCATCTTCTGTGGTTCTTTAACGGCAGCTGCACTATTTCCATCGTCATCTTCTTGAGATAAGTTAAAGATACTTGCAAGGGCATAACGTCTTGCATAAGTAATTGCACTACCTTGTTGTTGTGGGTTGTTCAAATCTTTCATCCTTAACACTTGTTCACTCTGCATCCACTCGCCACTTTCAGCGTGGTAAACAGTGGTTACTAATACGTCATCATTAGGGTGTTGTGTAACAAGCAAACCACACTCTTGAAGGATAGGGTTAATGGTATCAAGGATAGATGTTAGGTCTGCATAGTTAGACTTAAAATGAGGATTTTTAGCGTTCTTTTTTACGCTACTAACCTTGCCTTGAAAATCAAATAAGGCTTTAGTTAAATTGGTGAATTTCTCTGATGTTTTCATTTGTATATTGTTTTAGTATTGTTTTCTGAATTGATTAAAATGTGCTTTGGACGTTCTCCGTAATAGTAGATAAGGTCATTGATAATGTCATACCTTGCGTCATCTTCTAAATAGGTGAATGATACAACTGATGTGTTGTCAACCTTGATAACTGCATCCTCGTAATCCTCACCGAATAACTGGTATGCTTTACGCTCAACTGAATGCAAGTCAAACACCATTGTGCAATAGGGGAACTCAACAATAAGTTCATCTACATCTACATAGATAAAAGCATCAATCTGCATCTTCTACCTCCTTTAATGCGTGACGTAAAACAACGAGAGCCTTCTCTGAAACGATGCCCTCGCCCTTTAAATACTTTCTAACGGTAGGTTGACTGATGCCAGTTGCCTCCGATACCTTCTTGACCAAGCCGTGTTTTCTGTTCAGCTTGATTCTTTTGATAATGTTTTCTATTTCCATACCACAAATATAAAATAAATTTGCGATATAAAAACAAATGTTTCTTAAATAATGTAAAAAAATTATTGGAAAGCAGTCTCTGCTATGTAATTAGCAAGTCTTTCTGACAACTCTCTAACATTGTTGTCGGTTAAATTAGGACGTATAAATGGTCGTTCTTGTACACCTTTCTTTGCTATCTTGTTTGCAATAGCATTAGCAACTGATTTCGTTGCACCTATTCTATCTTTTGCATTGGAAATATACTTGCGTTGTATCTCCTCTTTGTTTTGTATCCAATCGTAAATAGATTGCACTGGTGGTCGACCTCCTGCCTTCCTTCCGTATTCAACGTACTCCCAATAGTCAACCATATTAATAGTTAAAGTCACACCATCTTTTCGTAAGCGTTGTGATACATTATCGTCATCACCTGCACTCTGCATTAAGTTACTCGATGCAACACTACCATTTTTAAATAGTGTGTCAACCATCTTCCTTTGCAAGTCATATGACCACTTGCGAATGACCTCTTGAAATGACTGCTCCTTTACTGGCTCATAAGCATCCATAGTTTTTCCGAGCAATGCTTCATACACCTTGCTCTTCCTTCTATTCTGCTCTTCTATTGATACCTTAAAAAAATCAGCCATTCAAAACCTTTTCAGCATAGTCATAAAAATCCTCTAACCTATTCATCCATCCACGACCAAAAGTTGCAAATGATTTTAGACCTTTTAAAAATTGCACTCTGTGGATATAACAACCATCAAAAACGTATTGCTCTCCTTTGCTCTTTATAAGACCATTTAAGGCACTCAAAGTCTTTTTACCTATGATACCATCAACTGCTAATAAAAACCCTTCAGAACGCAAGTAATGTTGCAACTGACGTGCTGCACCACCTACACCTGAACCCCAAGCAAAGTCTGCCCAAAATTCTGCAATGATATCTGACTCAATGTCATCACCTTTAATGCCGTCCCAATAGATACGATAGATGCTTAACCAATCCTCATCGGTCATAGCATAGAACCTTTTGATTGACTCTTCTGAATTTCCGTGTACACTTCTCCAAGCTGCCCAAGTTATTCCCTTGTTTGTGTGGTAACCACTACCATCAGGAACGCAATTGATTGCAGCTGAATCTAACTTGTGCTTTGATAAGCCACCTTCCCACTTAAGGATATAGTCTAAATTACAATGATTTATGTTGCCCATTTTTTTCGATTTCTTTGATAAGTCTATTGATATACCATTGTGCTTTTCGGAGGTCTTCCACTCCGTTCTTGCGATTGTAACGAATAACGTACTTAAGAGCATTGCCCTGACAATAACCTTTAAATGCTTCATAACTCATACTTGC